ATCACTGACTACTGAGCAACGAAAGCGTCTTGTTGCTCGTAAGCGCTCGGCAGATCCAAACCCAAATCGACGAGGGAAAGCAATTATGACCAGCAGTAAGCCGCAAAATGATGCCACAAAGCTGGCTCGAATGATTAAAGATAAGAGTAAGAAAAATGTTAAGGTCCGAGATCGGCTGGCAAAACTGATGGATGGGTACAAAAAGCGAAACAGCTACTAAATTTTTGCGATAGACAGGATCAACTGGACTTAGATATTGCCAGCGGCCACTGCAGCTCTAACTGGTGCCCTAGGGGAAACTGCTTTTCAGCAGTACTTTTTGCAGCAGGGTTGTTTTGTTGCAGCGCCAGTGTATGACTTGTGGAAAACTGACTTTGTTATTGAGTGGGAAGGGGCTCTAAACAAAGTCAACGTCAAGACAATGTCTAAGGCACCTAATGCCTATCACGTCCAACTTCAAACAGGGGGAGCAATACGCCGCCGAACCTACAGAGAAGGAGAAATCGACTACTTCGGGATAGTGAATCTGGAGTACGAGAAGATTTGGATGGTGCCTCTGGCGGATGTGAAGGGCCGTACATTGATTTCTTGGATCCCGCCTGAGAGACGCAAAAACAAAATATCCAAGCGTGCAATTAATTGGGATTTGTACCGCATAAAATAAGACGAGGTGCCGATTTAAGTAATCAATACTTAATTTTCGGTAGTATTCAAGTATGGGACAAGTTTCTCGGTACGATTACGGACAAGTCACCAAGTCTGAAAAAACAGACGAAGGTTATTTGAAAGTTTGGTGTAAGGCTGCCCGCGTGGGCACTCAGCTTTATACCCGTGGTGATGGCTCGCAAGTTCGTGAGTATCGCCCAGAAGATGAGGTATCTGATCCAGATTCGCTCGCTTCATTCGGGATGAAAGCAGTCACCCTTAATCATCCAAAGGTGCTGCTGGATTCTAAAACCACGAAACTTCACCAAGTTGGGCATGCGGGTTCGCATGTTCGTTTCTCCGATGGCTTTGTTGAAGTCGCTCTTGTGATTACTGATCAAGACGCGATTGAATCAATTGAACGTGGAGATACACAAGAAGTCAGTGCGGGTTACCGCGTCGACTACGACCCAACTCCCGGTGTGACCCCTACAGGTGAAAGTTACGACGGTATCCAGCGCAACATCAAAGTCAATCACATTGCACTTTGTAATCGCGCCAGAGCTGGACGTAATGCTCGCCTACTTCTTGATTCCTGTGATCGCAATGATGCGGTGGCAGAGATCGAACCCCCGTCGAATTCCGCCGATTTATCCATGGCTAGAATCACTCTGGACGGGCTGGAAGTTGAGATCCCTGCAGATTCTGCAACTGCCGTTAAGTCCTTCGTGAAGGATACTGAACGGGGTATGGCAGAAATTCAGCAAAAGCTGGACGCGCAGGTACAAGAATTCCAGACCGCCACCAACGAAAAAACCGAACTCCAAGAGCGTGTTGACAACGCTTCTGGACGTATTGAAGAGCTTGAAAAGCAACTGGCTGAGGCCGTTGCTGCTTCCGAACAACGCTCCGACGCTGATGAGATTAATTCAGCCGTCAATAAGCGCATCGAGGCTCTGAACAAGTTCGCCACAATTCTCCCTGAAGATTACAAATTTGATGGAGAAGATGAAGCGCAAATCATGGCGCTTGCTTATCAGAATGTCTTCGAAAAAGAAGCACGCGAGGATGCATCAGCAGACTATCTGCTAGGTGTTCTTGATGGTGTACTCGCCGCTATGGAAGACATCGAAGAGGATCAAGAGGAAATTAAAGTTGACGCTGAATTTGCCCCTGAAGAGGATGGCTCCAACGTCGCTGAAGTTCGTGCTGCATTGAGTGCAGTTCAAGCCTCTGAGAAATTCGATGCCCAGGATGCCTACCGCGAGCGTCTGCTCAACGGTTGGAAATCCGATCTCTCTGCTAACGCTTGATATAGGAAATTATCAATGACTGTCTCTTATAGCGATACAACCGTATCGAATCCAGAAGGCGCACAGGGTTCTTACCCTGCAGCCCTGACCAAAGGCCACGAAGGAATGCTTGCTGATTTGCAAGCTTATGTATCACGTAGCTACCGGAATGAGTCCGGCGCTGTCGTGCCTTTCGGCCACCTGCTGATCCAAAACGGATCTGGCACCGTTGATGCATCCGGCAAATTGCTTGCTGGTGCTTCCGCCACCGACGTTGTTGGTGTCTCGATTGACTCCAACACCTTCACCATCGATGCAGACGCCAAGACTGCTGATGGCCGGGTCGGTTACAAGGCAAAATCCACCATGAACGTGTTGACCTCCGGTGTCATCTACGTCTTTAGCGCACACGCAATCGCCATGGGTGATGCCGTTCGTGTGTTCCACACCAACTCCGCCTCTGTTTCCTCAAATAAGGGATACATCGGGCGCTACGGAAAAACCGCCGAAGCCGGTAAAACATTCGAGATCACTTCTGGTGCTCGTTGGCTTAGTTCTTGCGCGGCTGGTGGCATTGCTCAACTTGAGCTTAATGTCAACGCCCTCGCTGTTTCCGCTGATACTTGATAGGAGCTATTAATTATGTCTAATAACAACGTAAGGACCGATGATGTCGGTCTCTTCCTGGCGAGAGAATTAGAGCACGTACTAAATCGTGTTTTAGAAACTCAGTATGCGGATTTAAAATACGCATCTATCCTCCCAGTCTCAACCGAAATAGCGGAGACAGCAGAGGCTTACACGTACCGCGTGTTTGATGCTCAGGGCAAGATGCAAGTCATCCAAGACAAAGCATCTGATCTGCCCCGCGCTGACATCCTGCGTAAGGAAATCACACTGCCTGTGCGTTCACTTGGTGGTTCCTTTGCTTATTCCGTCCAAGAGGTCCGGCAGGCTGCAACCGTCCCCGGAATGAACCTGGAGACTCGTCGCGCTGCTGCTCTGCGTCGTGCTGCTGAAGAAGCAGTTAACGAGATCGCATTGTTCGGAGATGCACCTTCTGGAATGAAGGGATTCTTCAATAGTGATCAGGTCGATAAGACTGTCCCTAACAAATGGTTTGATGGGGCAAGTACGACCACCGATGAGATGTTAGAGCTTCTAAATGAAGCCCCTACTCGTATTGTTCAGGGCTCCAAAATGAAGGAGTCCCCCAATACAATTCTCCTGGATTACAACAGTTATCGCATTATCTCGACGACGGCTCGCTCCGCTAGCTCTGACGAGACAGTACTTAGCTTTTTCCTGAAGACCAACCCATTCATTCGTTCGGTGGAACCCATCAACGAACTGTCTGCTGGTAACTCAGTATTGAGCAAAGATCGTCTGATCTGCTACGACCGCAGTCCCGAGAAGCTGCAACTGCATATTCCACGTACTCTGGAGCTATTGCCCCCAGAAAGACGCGGGTTAGAGTACACAATTTCGGCTCACATGCGCATTGGCGGATGTGCCGTCTACTACCCCAAGTCCGTTCTCTACGTAGAAAAGGCTTGATCCTTAAAACTTTATTCTTCAGAAAATGATTGTTACTTATTCACCGCAACTAGAAAATCCGCCTCGCGATAAGGAAGTCACTTTGGGCTTCTCCTTTATCGGAGCGCGGTCTGGTTCATCCGAGTATGTATCGTTCAAGTCCGGCATCAATCGCGATATTGATGCCCAGACTTGGGCAAAGGTGATGGAGATGCCCCTGGTAGCAGATCTACTGCTGCTGGGTGCTCTGTCGGTCACCGAGGACGTTGAGGTCGTCACTTCAGCCCCTGCCGGTGAAGGTGGTTTGTCCACCATGACCGCTAAGCAGGCACTGGACGCCATCAATACGACCTTTGATGTCGACCTGCTCAAGGAGTTTGATTACGCCGAGAACAGAATCCGCATCAAAAACGCAATTCAGAAACGAATTCGATCAATCACTGAGGGAGAGGGGTAATGGCCGTCACCAGCACTAGTTTTTTGACTCGGTTCCCCGAGTTTTCAAATATTGAAAGTGCTGTTGTGACTTCCACAATCGGCGAAGCAGAACGCCAGAACAACCAGGATATCTGGGGCGATCAGTATGACGATGCAGTCAACTATATGGCTGCTCATCTACTGGCCGGGCGTACTCAATCCATCGGTCAACAGATCGGGGTTGCTTCTAGCGCCCGAACCACGAAATACATCGGAGCTGCCGGTTACACGCTGGCAGATACGACGTATGGGGCCTCGTATTTATATCTGCGTGAAGGACTTGCTGATCTGACAGGTTTCTCTTACTGATGGGTGCTTATTCCCCTTTTGATAATGCAACTCTGGTATTCCAGGTCTATGGATCATTTTCAACTGATCCGACAACCGGCAATCGAGTACAGAACAACACTGCGGAGACCTATCTCTGTAATGTTCAGCTCAGCGGTGCATTTTCAGATAACAAAGAAGGCATAAACGAAGTAGCCACACTCTGTACAGGAAAGCTGTTGTCGCCTGCAACATTCAGCGACAAGGTCAAGGTTGGGATGGAAGCCACTGCAACTGTCAATGGTGCAACAGGAAAGATCCGAATAATGGACTTAGGTACAAATGTTTTGCCCTACGCCAGGGCGACTCAATTTCAAAGTTTCAAAGGTGAATTCGAGCAAACCGGCGCAGCAGGTTAAGTATGGCTTCCAAGTTTAGATACAAGGGTAAACAACCTAAAGATCTCGCATCAGCTTATAAACGAGCTGCAGGCATAGCTCTATATGAACTTGTACCTAAGTTGGATCGGCAGTTTACAGAAGAAATTCAAACTGTTGAATGGGGCTGGCCAGGTGAAACCAAAAGGAAGAACGGCGAAACCGTTTATTCACCTAGAGATATTGTTGACATAGGCGACCTGATGCGTAGTCAACAGAATCGCAGGATCAACAATTTTCAGCACCGTTGGGTGTGGGATGTTGAGTATTCCTCTGTCGTTCATAACGGTGCAGTTTTAAAGCAAGGTGGTAATTATCCAGCTCGCCCATGGACAAAAACCGCTATAAGAGTTATTGATCCAGATAAGATCATTTCAGATACACTAAGGAGAGAGTTAAATGTATAGTGTATCTCAAGTACGCTCTGTCATAGACTCAGTTATAGGAACTTTTCTGGGTACTTATAACCTCCCAGATGGTTCTACATCCCCCGCCCTTTGGGTTCGGGGTTCACAGCAAGTTCCCAAGGACTGGACAATTACAGGCATCGAATGTGTGCTTGATCAAGTACCAGAAGCCAGGAATGTACCAACGATGTCTCACGCGGTAATTCTTAATTTATTTTGGACCGTAACTTTAACCAGCTACGACACAACCGCAACTTTAGACAGTCTTAGGTTGCTTCTTTTTCGAGCCTTCCCTGATATAGAAACAGCGGTTTATACACCGCAGACAGATATATCATTTGAAAGCTTGAAGATAACTATCCCCGATTACTCAACCCACACAGAGATAGACTAATGGCCCAACTTCCAGGAAGTGCGTTTCTCAGAGGGCGCTCTCGTTTTGTAAAAATTTCAGCAGCAGATCCGCGAGTCACTAAAACTGATGCTCAGACCAGCCAAGGGGCTTTGAATGATACGTACACCCCTGAAACTAGTTCCTTTGGTCTTAAGGGGCTAATCACTGCAGATTATTCTCCAGTTATTAATAACCAGGAATTTTTCTTGCTGGGAGACGAAGGTTTCCGTGATTCTGTTGCAACGTCCCAAGCGGCTGATTTAGCTTGCACTGCATATTTCACTCTGGCTACCACATCTGGAAGTCTGAACGTAACCGCCGTTGCACCTGACCCTGCGCTGGAGTTAATCTTAGAGACTCAGTCACAGATCGAGAAGGAAATTTTCGTAGAAGTTTTCACGTTGTTGGGCAAACAAACCTCCGGAGGGTTTACTTACTATGTCCGCGCTTTTAATGCTGGCGTTGTCGATTTTAGTGAATCAAACCCTGGAGATGGCCTTGTAGAACTGAGCTGGACTTTCCAAAGTCGTGGGCAGGTGTTTTATGGTCAGACTCAAGAGACTGATGCGATCGATATCTACGCCTGATGCAAGCTGATCTGCTTACCTCTGTGGATAAGCGGTCGTACTTCATTAACTGCAGATCTAAGGGAGAGTTACTTGAAGTGGGGGCAGTTTTTCTGGCCCCTTCTTCGGTCTCCCCGATGGAACTTATTTCAGAAGAAGGTGTTAGTTTGACTGTAGAAATCCCTGAAAATGCTGCTGACCAACTCCATGAGATGGTGGCTGCAGATACTTCTTTTTACATCATTTCATGAGTAAGTATTCAAAAATCTTTTTTGGCCAGAAAAAGTACTACGACATCAAACCATTTCGCTTTCCTATTTACAACGACCTCGTTGCAGGAGAGATTGAGGGTATTGAGGACATTGCTAAGAAGCAGGCAAACAATACGTACTCAATGTTGAAGATTGCCAAATCAGTGGCAACAAAGCAGGATATCCCTGTACAAGAAGCACTTGACGCTCTCAGTGACATGGAGGGCAACCAGGATCTGTTGTTCGACTATGTCGATGAGCTTGCGGAGATCCAGTCACAGGGTCAGTCCGTCAGTGAGATGAAGATCGAGACTGTGACCTTGTTCATGCGTTACCGCGCTGAACTAAAAGATAAGGGTAAGTGGATTCAGCTTCCTGATTGGGAAATGAACGACACCCGTGAAATGCCACGAAAGCTATTAGACGAAATTTTCACATTCGTTGATTGGGAGCGCAACGGTTGGCCCGAACCAGACGAAGCAGATCAAGATAAGGAGGACTCCGAGGGAAACTAACTGATGAGGTAGCTACTGAACGTATTGCTTTTTTAAGGGAGTACTTAGCTACCTCGCCCCTTGATCTACTTGATTTATATACAGAGTTGCGTGCCACGCCT